ATTAAAAGGTGCATTGAATAGCATGACCGGTCAAGAAGGTGCAGCAGCATTTGATGCAGGCGCAGATTTAGGTGCCGAAGCTGGTATGGATGCCGGATTAGACGCTGGCTTAGATGCAGAAGCTGACATGGGTGACGAGATGGATATGCCAGAAGTTCCCGAAGAACCAATTGGTACTGGCGTAGGTAGAGCCAAGAGATAATATGTTTCTATTTGAATTAGAGGACCCGGATGTTGTAAGATTTGCAGCTATCGTGGGTCAACTAAAAAATGAAATTGACAATGGCCATGTTGATGCTAACAATTTTACCAAAGACGATCTATTAGATTACTTTGCAAAAAATGACATCAACTTGGATATCACTGATGTATATGACATGATACAAAAACCTCCGTTGAATACATTAGTTAAAAATATTCAAGGTGATAAGGTAGTTTTTGTCGGTATGGACAACACTCAACCAGCAAACCCAGACCAATCACAAAGTCAACAAGTTGTACAGCAAATGGCACAAAGTGCTATGAAATAAAATGATAGCTATCACAGATAAAGCTAGCAACAAAGTAAAACAAACACTCGCAAAACGAGGCAAGGGATTGGGAATCAGAATAGGTGTCAAAACGACAGGTTGTTCTGGTTTAGCCTATGTGCTTGAATATGTTGATCAACCATTAGTAGAAGATGTAAAGATTGATTGCGATGGCTGCTTATTATATATTGATCCAAAGAGTAGTGCATATCTTCAAGGTATGACAATAGATTATGTCCGCAATGGACTTAATGAAGGGTTTGAATTTCTTAACCCCAACGAACGTGACCGATGTGGATGCGGAGAGAGTTTCAGAGTCTAACCAAAACAATGTACTTTCACTATATAATTTGATATAATTGTATCAATGTACAATCCAAACAAATATAATTATGTGCCCATGAGTAGGGTCGAAATAGACGGTAAACGCAGATATGCTACACCGGATGGTGAAAAACTACCAAGCGTTACTACAATACTAGACGCAACCAAGTCAGAAGAAAGTAAACAAGCATTACAGAACTGGCGTAAACGAGTTGGAGTTCAAAAAGCACAAGAGATTACTACTGAAGCAGCAGGTCGTGGTACACGAATGCACAAGTTTTTAGAAGATTATATCAAGACCGGTATCGTTAATGAACCCGGAAGTAATCCCTACAGTATTCAAAGTCATAAGATGGCAAAGAGTATCATTGAGCAGGGACTGGTAAAATGTAATGAATACTGGGGAACAGAAGTTCCATTATATTTCCCTAAAATCTATGCAGGTACAACTGACTTGTGTGGAGTACATGATGGAAGTGATGCTATAATGGATCATAAACAATCTAACAAATTTAAAAAACGTGAGTGGATTGATGATTATTTTGTTCAGTTAGCTGCTTATGCCAATGCACATAACGAAGTACACGGCACCAAAATACGCAAAGGTGTCATTTTCATGTGTACTGCTGATGTTGTTTATCAGGAATTCATTATAGAAGGTAATGAATTTGACAAATATAGTGACATGTGGTTTAAACGTGTAGAACAGTACTACATGAAATTCCTATAACGATTAAAGAGATTAAGTGATAAATAAGTGTGAGGAAGATTCACACTTATGGCTATTGTCCAAATTTCAAAACTACAGCAGAGAGCAGGTAATTTAGTTGATTTACCACAACTAGATAACGCAGAATTCGGCTGGGCTACCGATGAAAATAGATTATTCATTGGAAGAACAGGAAATACTGTTTCAAGCGAAAACATAGAAGTTCTCACTTCATATTCTAATATCAGTTTCAGTCAAATCCAAGGCTCGGCCGGCGGCAATTTCAATATTACTGTACCTCAAAATGGTCAAATATTAACCTATGTATCAAGTACTGATACATGGGAAAACTATGCCGGGAATATTAGTCAATTTGGTGGCGCAACTAAACTTCAATTAGGAGATATAGCAAATATATCAATGACCGGGGGCGCTATCGGATATATACTTGAGACAGATGGTACTGGTAATCTAAGTTGGACTCCAAAGGGTACCTTATATACCAGCATACAAGCATTGTCTAGTGCTGACCCTATTATTATGACTGTAGCTAATACTGTCCCATACACTAACGGTACAGCAGTTACAATCAGTAGTGTATTGGGTACAAATGCAAATACTATTGTCAATGGTCAATCATTTTACATAACACTAGCTACTGATTATTCAACCTCAGGTAATGTAGAATTATACACTGATATCGGTAGGACCGTTGGAGCGAACGGTGCTACAATGACTGCTACTGCAAATACCGGTACCGCTATATCAGTTATTGGAGGTACAGGTGGTGGAGGTGGCTCAGTTGGCGGTGCGAATACCAGTGTTCAATTTAACGATCAAAATATTTCAAATGGTGTTGCATCATTTACATATGACAAAACTACTACTACATTAACAGTCGTTGGTAATATAAATGCTACTACTGTAAGTGCTAGTTCATCTGTAGCAGGCACAATTTTAATTTCAAATATTGCAACGGGAACAGCTCCATTGACAGTCACAAGTACAACTCGTGTATCAAACTTAAACGTTAGTTATGCTAACGTAAGTGACTATCTCGCAGTTACATTTCAAAATTCAGGTACTTATTACCCATTACTTTCAAGTTCAACTTCAGGTAATGCAGCACAAAGTGCTAATGCTAGTTTATCTTTCAATGCCGGTACCGGTACATTGAATTCAACCTTATTTACTGGTACATTAACAACTAATGCTCAACCCAATATAACAAGTGTAGGCACATTAACAAGTTTAAGTGTTACTGGCAATATTACCGGTGGCAATGCTAACTTGGGTAATCTTGCTACTGCTAACTATGTCAATGTAAACAATATATTAACTGTCACCGGCAATGCTAATATAGGTAATTTGGGTACTTCAACTGCTATCATTACAACTGGTAATATTACTACTATCAACAGCGGTTTACTACAAAATGGTAATAGTAATGTGTCTATCACAGCCAATTCAAATGTTTCTATTGCGGTTGCAGGGTCTACTAAATTACTATTAACTTCAACTGGTGCAAATATTACCGGAACAGCAAACATTTCTGGTAACGCTAATATTGGTAATTTGGGTACATCACAAGTTGTTGCATCGGGTAATGTCACTGGATCACAAATAATTTCTTCAGTAACTAACGGTACTGCCCCATTCGTAGTATCTTCCATAACACAAGTGGCTAACTTGAACGTAGAAACTGCTGGTGTTGCATATAGTGTTGCAGGTGCTAATGTAAGTGGTGCAGTAGCGTATGCTACAACTGCGAATGCAGTTGCAGGTGCAAATGTCTCTGGCGCGGTAGCATACGCAACAACTGCTAACAGTGTGGCAGGTGCCAATGTCTCGGGACAAGTAGCCAATGCACTAGTAGCAGGTACAGTTTACACTGCGGCTCAATCAAATATTACTAGTGTAGGTACACTAACTGGTTTGACTCTTGCCAATGCATCAATAATATCAATGGGTTCAAACACTAATGTGGGTACTCTTACTGGTAACTTCTCATTAAGTACTGGTTCTAGAATGCAAGCAACATACTCTGACTTGGCAGAATATTATGAAGCTGACAAACTTTATGAATCAGGAACTGTTTTAGAATTTGGTGGTGATAAAGAAGTTACTATAGCTGATGACGGTACTGCAAGAGTTGCGGGTGTAGTATCAACTAATCCTGCGTATGTAATGAACTCGGCTTGTGCGGGTGAATATATTGTAGCAGTAGCATTGCAAGGACGTGTTCCTACTAAAGTTAGAGGTTCAGTCCGCAAAGGTGATATGATGGTTAGTGCAGGTAATGGATTTGCAAGACCATGGAACAACCCGCAAATGGGAACAGTTATCGGCAAAGCATTAGAAAACTTTGACGGAATCGAAGGCGTCATTGAAGTCGCAGTCGGAAGATTATAATTTAGGAAAAATAAAATGACATCATACGTATATACAGCAAACATTGCAACACCGACAGCTTCAGCGAACATTGCAACTGATAAAATAAGAATAGCTACTTCTAATGTAGCTATTCAATATACCACTAGCTTCCCTAATGTAGCATTGTCCGGAACAGTAACTGCTACTACTACTAGCAAGGTGGTAACTGGTTCAGGAACTAGTTTCTTAACAGAATTAGCAGTTGGATATTGGATAGGAAATACGACAGGAAATTCAGCTGGCATTGTTAAATCAATTGCAAATAACACTAGTCTAACACTAATTGCAAACTCAGCAGTGGCAATAAGCGGTGCAACTGCAAGATATAACCCATACGGTGTTCCGTATACTGTGGCAAATGCCAACAGTGAAGTTATTCCGGCAAACACTGTAGAAAATAGTATTATTGTAGGACAAGGTAATATTGTTTCTTTCTTAACAGTAGCAGGAGCTAATTCCATATTCTCTATCACAGAATTGGGTATGCCTCATGCTAATACCGGAACATCTGGTATATTAGCAACCCCCGTTAACGGTGGTCCAAAACAGTAATTTTTAATCCTTGAGATAAATATATTATTCTTTTACTCTCCAGCCCTTTACCACACGATGCCTCTCGTGGATCATATTAGATATATGTCCACTTGGGAGATTATATTTTTTTATTAAGTTAGTCCTAGTACAATACTCAATTGTGCCGTTAATATGATAGAATTCATAGATGGTAGGGTCGGCTAACTTAATTCTCACTTTCTCTCTTGTAAGTTTGTACATTGGATCTTGGTATAAGACAATCATTGCATTTCTATGTTTTATTTTTATTTCAAGTGAATTTATAGAATTTTTATGTTTTTTGCGAGTAATTTCAGATACTACTAATCCCGATGATCCATCACCACCGTCAGTTCTATTTCTTAATACTCCTGACCCGTTGTCAACTCGCCCGTACCACTTTATCATTCGTCTTTCAATGGCTAATGATCCGGTATCGGTGAGTCGTTGTTCCATTATTATGATGTTACGATGATCTTTGGGTACAGGACACGAATGTCGGTCACTCGCCCTAGTACCTGAGCCTTTGCCAATATAATAAGGTGTTCCTGCTTTGGCAGTTTTTGAGTCTTTAGATCTTATATATGCGTAAACATAAAATCCTTGGGGAAGATTCTGTTTTGAATAAATATACATGCTGATTGCTCCCTAAAGCGTTAGAGTAGTCGGAGAGATAAGAGGCTCGTGGACTACACTTTTATTTATGCATGTTGTTCATTTTTTGATAAAATGATAAATAGATTGATATAGCACAATACGGTGCTTCGTAATGATAACTCATTAACGGCGGCTAGAACCCGCAACCCCAATAGGAGAAAAAAATGGGACGTCCTCTAAAAATCGCAAAGGCTCAAGCAGTCTTAACAATCACAGCAACAGGCGCAGGACTTGGCGCAGCCGTAACAGTATCGGATAATTTAACTACAGCACCTACAGTAGGTGTAGCAGTTGGTATGCCGTTTGTAGTAGCATCAACAGTCGGTGGATTAGTTGCTAACACAATTTATTATGTTAACGCTATCACAGGTAATAATACATTTACTGTATCAACAACTCAATTGAGCGTACAACCTCGTGTTCTTGCTACATTAACATCTACAACTGGTCAATCAGTCAAAGCATCTGTTGCAGTAGTTGATGCATATTTTAATAACCCAGTTGGCGGAATTGGTTTCCCTGCTACTAATGCTAACACATACAGTGTAGTTGGTGGTAATACAGCAATCATAGGTAAGCAAGTATTGGCTCAAGTTGCTATTGGTATTAATGGTACAGGTACATTATACACACCATTAGCAGTTAATACAAGTAATGTAGTAGTTGGTGTAGGTACTGATTTAGCTAACTTGGCTACCGGCGCAGCAGTACAAGTTGCAGTTGCTAATAATAACGGTAGTACTGATTATGTTAATCTTGGTTTTGCTAGTGCAACTCACGGTAATGTGACTGTAGCTGTTGCTAATACAACTGTATCGGGTAGTGTTATCGGAACTTCAGGTAATGCACAAACTCTTGCATTAAACATGCCAATTCAGTTTGATGCAAATTTTGGTGGCCTAACAACAGGAACAACATATTTTGTTAAAACTATTGCTAACGCAGCAGCATTCACTGTTTCTACATCACAGGGTGGAGCTACACAAGCACTTACAGCTAATGTAAGTGTTACAGGAAATGCTATTATGAATCGTGTTGTGCTTACAACCAACGCAAACGTTGTAGCCAGTAATGCAGCATTTGTCTATGCAAATGATGAAGCAGGTTATATTGTTCGTCAAAAGGGTAAGCAAAAGTATCTAGTAACCGGTACAGTAACTGGTTTAACTACACAATGTTTTACTGCAAATCTTGCAAATACAGCGTTGACTCCAAACACAATGCGTATTCTCGCTACATATGCTAACAGTGCTACACAAACAGTTCAAAGTCTTTCTGACCACACTGGTGAGTTGTTTACTGCTACTTCAGGTCCTATTGCTACCGGCAATATTGTGTTCCAAAATGCTGCTCCAGTATTTGCAACATTCAATACCGCAGCAGCAGCTAATTCAACAGGTGGACAGCCTTACGAAATAGTTACTATTGCTAATGCATAATCATGGCAACTTCAACAAGTAAGGCCGTTAAAATGCAACCTGAAACTGAGATAGCTGTGCTTCAAGTCCAAGTTAAAAACATCGAGGATAAAATCGGTGAACTTAAAGTGGACTTGAAGGATGTGAGTGATTCTATTGACAGTCAAGCAGCTAATACTAACGCAATTCTAAAAGATATGAAAGACGTTAGTACAACTGCACATAAGGCAATGTCTGAAAAAATTAACAGTTTAGAGAAATGGAGATGGATGCTAATGGGAGCGGGTGTAATACTCGGTTCTATAGGATTTGACTCTATAGCAAGACTATTAAAATAAAAAAAGAGACTTAGGTCTCTTTTTTTGTAAGTGTCTTTAATTTAGATTGAACAACATCAAAGTTTACCGTACTGAACAATCCCGGATGTAATGGTTTGGGATATTGATTATCGCCTACCCATGCATAACCACAATGCTCATCATTTAGTATGGGGATAAACTCATCTTCTATTTCACAAAAGAATGTATGATATGTGAATGTGTGATTAATGAATTTCTGTATAGGGACTAATTTTGCATTATTAGGAAATACCCCTAATTCTTCTTGACATTCTCTGCTGATGCCCTCAAAGAGAGTTTCTGAATCTTCTATCTTGCCACCGGGTATTCCCCAGTTGCCCGGATTCTTATTATCAGTGCGTAATAGATATAGGTAACGATTTGTTTTATTACTGTAAAAGAAAACTCCGGCAGATGTATTGCTCATACTATGATTTATCACAGTATTAGATGACGATAGAATAATCCCCTTGATCATACCATCCTTCGTATGATTTAATCCAATTTTTATCAACAAAACGATATTGTACATTGGTTGTTAAGTTAGTCACATATTCTAATGTGGTTGGTGTTGAAGTGGTACTATCAAAACTGACAAACCATTCACCTGTACTTGAATTATATTCAACTATATCATTTGCAAATGCCACTAGATTTCCCCATGCAACTGTAATATCTCCGGGTGCGCCTATGTTGTCAACAATTAGATATCTAACTTTATTGACGGGTCCAGGCAAGCCCGCATTTGGTCCAGTCATTTGTGGATTAATAACGCCGTTCACCGGACTTAGTGTGTTCTGTGGTAATGTATCAGGGTCGATATTATATATTAATAATCGGTCATCATTTGGATTGGGAACAATAGTACCTACAATATCAGTAGTCATAAATGGATTTTGTAACCATATTTGACTAATTCCGGGCTTGATAGTTCCATATACATTTAATACACTAGACCAATATATGTCAGTATCAGGATTAGCTGGAAGATTTAAACTAACATTGGATGGATCAAATGCAATCGCTTGTGGTAATATTTGTAATGTATTGCCCAATAATAATATCTTATAACCGTATGGTGTAATTTTCTGTCTAGTTCCCAATAGTAAATCTTCATCTTGTATATCAGTTAATGCATGACCTTTGAATATACTGGCAATAATTTTTTCAATAACACCCATCTTCTTAAGTTTAGCGGCTGTACTAATCCATATAGGCATGTAAAATTTCCAAGTCAATACATCAATTGGATTACCGGCGCCAACTGGAATAACACGACTAGTAAAAGTTAATCCATCTTGGTAGACAACACTCAATGATGTCCAGTCAATAAAGTTATCTGTGCTTTGAATTTCTAATGCAGGATTAAACAGTGTACCCAACTGCTCAATCAATTCTAATTTTTGATTGTAGTTGGTAGTCCAAAAATCAACGCTGACTCGTAATGTGTACGGTACTGGCATTAGTCTTTCAACTGTAAATGCTTGTCCTTGTACTTGTTCGTATGTTTGTGTCTCGCTATTAT